TGTTTGATCACATTATGAGTGTGAATCATCCATTGTTTAGCTATAATACCCGCGCTCCCTTGGAGTAGGTAGTTAAGGGCTTTGTGGCTACCATCAACAGCGCAGCGGCGACCGTCACACAAGCTGATGTAACCAGATTCCGCCTTGGACTTAACCGCAGTAACCAGTTTCTCAAGTCCTGGAATTGCATCCATGTAAGCTTGACGGATCTCGGCACCTTTAGCTTTGGCATCTTTGGGAGATAGTTGTGCATCGTAAGATAGTCCGATCTTTTGGTCACCGGCTCCGTACAAAAAGGCATAGGTTACTGTCTTTACTAGTCGGCGTGAAATTCCAATCTTGTCAGCGTTCTCTTGGTGTATGTCACCGTTGAGAAGTACGTCTCCGTACCTGCCTCCATCATATCGAGCCAGATAGTGTGCGAGCATTCTAAGTTCAATGCCTGCGAGATCAGCGCCAACCATGACATGCCCAGGGCTAGCACGAAATAGTTTTCTAAATTCAAGATCACTTGGTACCTGCCCGAGGTTTGGATTACGGTGAGCACATCTAAAAGTGTTAGTGGCTACAGAACAGTGGTGGTGAATACGATTGTCTCGTACCAGTTTTAACCACGCATTCTTGCCTTCAGATAACATGCCGAGTTGTTTTGTTAGTTCAAGGCAACGGAAGAACTGAAGGGCTTCTTCAGTACCTAGATCCTTGAGAACAACTTCATCAATGGCAGTCTTGCCCTTTGCTGTCATCTTCTCGAAGTTACGTCCGTGACGCTCCTTCATCACCCAAGCAATGTGCTCACGACTTGTTGGATTGAACTCCTTCAGTCTAGTGAAAGTAGCTCCGGTGACGTATCCTTGTGTTTTGTTAGGTCGCTTAGGAGTAAACTCCGGTCCAGCAACGTAAGGGTACCGCTCCCGTAGTAGCTGATTAAGGCTATCAAGCTCGGAGTAGAGAGTCTGTGCAAGTTGCCATGCAGCAGGCTCATCAAAGTACCATCCATATAATTCTTGTTCCGTGAGGATCTGGGCAACGTCATGTTCTAACGTGATCCATCCAGGAATGGTTGAAAGTGTTTCCAAAGTTTAGTCGTAACAACAACATCTTGTACCATGTAGTCTTGCATCTCCTGCGACCACTCTTTCCAGTCAGTATCCTTGCCAAACGCTCCCTTGTATTCACCTAGGCGATAACCATAGGACTCCAAGGAGTGACGACCATATAACTGCAGTGGCATATGTTTCCACTTACGCTTCTGATCAATCTTCAGAATATCGGCGTGACAAATGCGACTGAGAACAAGAGTATCAAGAACAGTACTGCGGGTGGCAAACCAGGGAAATAATTTGCGAATAACGCAAAGATCATAATTGATGATATTATGCCCAACAATAACTTCAGCATCTTCAAGGCGTTGTAAGCCACGAACGATAGGCTCGGTATCCCCTTCATCATTATAGACAAGGGTTTCATTAGTCTCCGTATCGTAGATGCCCAGACAGTGGATGCAGGTAACATCATGTAGTAGACCGTTTGTTTCTAAGTCAAAGATAAGCGTCATTCCAGTGACGTATTACTCCAGCAACAATAAATAGGTTAGTTACTACCAATAGTAACTCAAGAAGGTTTAGCCTCTTTAGTAGCTTCTTTCCAGACATAAGTCTTATCGACAAACTGTGCTCGTGCCACGGCTTCAGGGGTGGGAGGATTGGGTCGCTTTAAGTAGGCGTAGGGATCGTTATTCGCATCGATGTAGAGAGGGTAACCGTCAGGTGCCATGCGGCGGTAGCTCACTTCACCAGTAGAGAACTGGAGGACTCGGCTGTATTCAAAAGTCTGTCGTTGGGTCGAAGTCGTCATCGGATTGGGTTTCATTGAATTTACAGGTATTCAGATCATAGTTCAGTCGGCACGCGACGCCAACCTCGCCTGAATAGCGATTCTTGAGGATTCGCACAGTTGTATCACCTCCTCCAGATGCGCTCTGCTGGTTTCTTTCGAGTGCAATAACTCCGTCAGAGAGTTGTGCAATCGCTGCAGATCCGCGCAGCTGTCCCAAAGTGACGCGGGCACCTTCTTCATGGTTTTGATCGCTAGATGTTCTACGTAAGTGAGAGACAAGGAACATAGCGACACCAGTACGCTCTACAAGAGAACGTAACCTTGTCATTGTGGTGTCAATCATTCGGCGCTCATCACCATCAAGACCAGACAGTAGAATTGATAGGTGATCTAGGAAGATTACCCTTGTATCAAGACCCGTTGCCAAGTACTCAATTCGATTGTAGATGAGATCAGGATCAAAAGAACCGAAGCCGTCGAAAAGAAAAAGATTCCAGTTAGCAAGAGTGTCTTGATAAGCTTGGGTGAGAGTAGATCGGTCATGTTCTCCAATGTGTAGTGATTTACCAACTGCTGCGGACATCAATCCGAGAGCTGTACGACGGTTGGATTCCTCAAGAGCCAAGTAACCGACCCGCTCGCCGTTACGTAGCAAGTTAGTTGCGAGTTCACGACAGAAGCTGGATTTCCCGATACCAGATCCAGCAGTGATTGTAACAAGTTCTCCAAACCGGATCCCGTGTAATTTGCTTTGGATTCCTTGAAATGGATAGTCATGATCAGCAGGTAAGGTGGGTGTTGTGACTAAATCGAGAAGAGACTTACCATCTACGATCCCATCTGGACGGTAAGGTTTAGCGTCCCAAATAGCTCGACGAATCGCTTCAGAGTCATTGGCTTGGAGAGCGTCTGAGGCATCCTTGTACGCCTCCAGACGGGCGATCTTGCACTTGCTAGGTGGGAGTACCCCTGCTGCGTCCTCCGCCGCCTTACGGCCAGCCTCGTCATTGTCGAAGAACAGGACGATCTCCTCATAACCCTGGAGCCATGGGATAGCCCGTTGAATCGACTTCCTTGCCGCACCGGCACCGCTAGGTAGAGATACCATCTGCCACCCCGGCATAGCCTCTTGACATGAAGCTGCATCGAGTTCCCCTTCTGTGATGACAACTCGTTTTCCAGTGGCGGGAAACAAATGTTGCCCAAAGAGGCAAGTCGCTGGTTGTCCTTCATAACGGAAATCCTTGTCTTTTGTCCTTATCTTGCACCCAATCAGGGTACCAGACTCATCATAGTAGTGGAACCTAAGCTGGTCACCATCACGGTAGATCTTATACTGTTGGCATACTTTCTCTGAGATGTTACGTTTCTGTAGTCTAGTGGCTACACCTTGTAAGGTGGTTGATGACATTTTGTTGTGAGTGTGAACAACATCTTCTTCTGTGTGTCCGTAACTGTTGCAAGAGAAACAAAAAGTGTGCCCATCTGTGTACAAAGAATTTGCATCAGATGAGCCACAGTTTTCACACGGTAAGTGCCTGACGAACTCGCTTTCGGATGTCTGCGTAGGTCCGTGCTTGTGCATCGTGATATTCAAACCAAGAATCTAGTGAGCGGTAAAAACCTTGAATGATATTCTCTGTTGTGGTGGGGTCATCTGATTGCACGTCAGCAAGTAGGTCGCTGAACATGTCCTCATAGAACTCAACAGTACCGTAAGTCAAGTTAGCCATTCAATGGGGATGGAATGAAATGAACAGTATTGGAAGCCGTGCTTCTCGCACCACTTCGCATAAGTAGTCTTAGATCCTTTGTAGATCTTGTTATAGGGTGCTTGAAAGACGAACCGAATATCTAAGTCGGGATTCATCTTCTTCACTGCTAGCATCTTCCTTCGGTCTTCCTCCGTTAGCTGCCCCTTTGTTTCTAAGAAGACACCATTCGGTAAAAGAAAGTCGGGTGTGTAAGTGCATTGAAGAATGTAGGGAACTTTTGTTGACTCGTACTCAAACTCTACCTTCAAGTTGGAGAGAAGATCAGCAACCTTCTCTTCAAGACCTGAACGGTATCTTGGCATTAGAAGTCGTCTTCCTCTACTTCAGGGGTAGCAGTGATGTTAGGCTCAGAAGTTTTATAGCCCTTTGTTTGACCAAAGAGAGCTGCCACTTCAGTTTCACCAAGGTCGCCTGTATCAACACCTGCAGCAGAGCCAACCGTGACCACCTGGACTCCGACAAGCTTAAGACTTGTACCGTAGGTGACACCATCACGGAGGATGTAAGGCTTCTGACGGAAGGCAAGCTTGACCGTAGATCCGCTGTAGAGCGGGGTGTTGGGGTCAACAATAGGAGTCCCTTCTGTGTCAACAACAGCAGGTCGCGTCTCTTCATTCCAACTGAACTTAACTTTAAACTTCCCATCAGACACCTCTTCCCAAGGTTCAGGCTTCAGGGTAGAACGCTTAGGGTTCTTCAACTTAGACTCTGCCCACTTGACAGACTCAACTCGATCTTCTTCAAGTTTCTCAACAAGTGCCTGATCAACAATAGCAGACAGTGAATACCCAAACTTGCTGGGTTTCAGTACAGCTTGGTAACCTTCAAGGATAACAGGCTGTTGGGTAACGTGGATGGTTTGTGCCATTAACAGAAAAAGTAGGTGGATTCGATTACGGATTCCGGTTCAAGGTCTCCAACAATCGGTGGTTTAGTCTTTGCTCCAATGTGAGAAGCAAAGTCTTCTAGATAATCATGCTCTGCGAACAGGTGCATGTATGTTTGTCGAACAATGGAAGACAAGGTGGACATGTCCGTTGCACGACAAAGGACAGAATCATGGATAAGAGCAATGGATGCGTCAAAGTTTAAGACACTCAAGTGTAGCAGGCTAGCATCTAAGCTGTGAATAAGATTAGGAGCTGTTGCGTTCTTGTGATGGTTGAGATCAACCTCATCAGAATCATCAACTGCGACACTCATCTTACAAATGCCAAGAAGTTGTAGCTCAATCCTCACAAGGAGTTTTTTATTGAGCTTTTGATGGACAAGAAAACCAGACGGTGTTGTCCACTCAAGATACTCTTTACCAGTTTTGATAGCCTCAGCTACTTCTTCCTCAATCCATTTCATGACAGCCATAGGACCCGGTACGACCACATCCATGGCATTGCGTACTGCTTTAACTGTTGCAGTGAGGTCTTCCTTACTAATCTCTACACCTTTCTCAGCCAGTGCGTCTCTGATGTACCCACGATTTGAGAATGGTTTAGCATTGTAAGGAACAGTCATTACGACACGCTTAACTGTCTTCCTATCCATGTAAGGTTGGATAGACTCAGGACAGTAAGGAGTAGCTGTTTCAGCAACTACCTTATATGCATCCTGTGGTTTATCACCAGGTAGGACATTCACAAGACGTGCAGTGGACTTATCCCTAGCTAGTCCTGCCAAGATTTGTAACCCTGAACAAGTAGCATCAGTTGCCACCATAAGACGTGTGAACTGCCTGTCGGCAATTACGACACAATGGTAATACTCTTCAGCAGCAGCTAAGAACTGCCAAGGCTCTTCTACATTCTCCCAAAGATGTAAGTTACCAATGGGATCTTGTGATATGAGTGTGAACAATTCATGGTTATCTTTCGCCCATTCTAGTCGCTCAGTCATTGGTGCTTTATCAAGACCAAATGTAGTAGCTACTTGAAAGGCTAACCACTCCTCTGCTTCAGGTGTTACATAAGACCCATCAGCAAAGACTAAAAGACTTTTTCCAAAGTCTGTATCCTGAGGAGTAAGAAAGGCAGGGATAGGATAAGCTCTCCCTCTATAGTCAAAGCTCCAAGGAATGTAGAACCTAGCTACGTCCTTGAATCTATTCACTGCCTCCATAGTCATGCGAGTACGACATGATTTCTTGAACTCTTGTGCGTTCAAGTTCATTGTCTCCGCCGCTGCTCTTCGATATGCCTTACGAGAATCTCTGTTCTCTGCAATATCAAAAGGCTTTGGTGGTAACTCATGATTCACAATAGGGAGGAACTTACCGACTGCTCGTTCCAATCTATCTAGTTCTTCCGCAACCCCTACAATAAAAGGATTTAAGGTAAAGGCAACCTTCTGAATCTTGTTCAGAAAGTTGATCGGTGTTTCTCCCTGTATACGGGACGGATTGCCCCTACGTACTAGATCGTGACCACGCATCACCTCATTGAGGATGTATCCACCAGCACGTTCATTTGTCCAGTCATTCGGTTCAATCAACATTGGCCAGGCAAGCGGAGCAAATAGCTCAGCATCAGCCATCACCTTATCTTTGATTGAGATGAACTCAGGTGTTGGGATGATGTAGTTAACTGTTCTCTTACCCTCTCTGCGTAGGTCCTTGGTAAACCACTGTGATGTCTCAATGATACAATCAAGCAACCACCCACCTAACTTGATTCGGTTAGCCCTTCCCCATGATTGCCATTGTTGGATATCACTACGGTTCATCAGTGTTTGAATGACCGTTAGCTTTTGATCAGTACCACATGACTTATGCCAGTAGTTCTTCTTCAAGGTATTGAGAAGACCAGGTGCACATCGCTCATAGTAACGCATCTGACATTCAGCCTCAACAGCTGAACCAATTGCATCACATACTGATTGCACCTGATCACTACCATCCTTGTAGCTGAAGACCTTATCAAAGGTAAGCTTCAATGCAATAGCAGCAGCAGCAAGAGGCTCTAGACCACTAATGTATTGTGCAATCTCTTTGAATGCTACACCATTCTTTCTCTCGTGTATTCGATGGTTAGTGTCTTCAATACGTTTGACAAGTACTGGAAGGAGAAGATCAATAGAAGCTACACCATACACCGTAGCAGACGCATAGCTACGTTGCTGCAGTGCGTCCGTGTTATCCCTTAAGCGCTTGAGACCCTGACGTATTTGATCACGCTCAAGCTGCACCTGTTCATCAATCTGAGCAGGTGTAGGCATCAGTTATCCTCCAACCAATCAATAGGCAACTCTACCTCTTCAAGACATACAAGTTGTGCAAGCTCAGGATACTGCTCACTGAACTCATTGAACTCATCAATTGTCAGAATCATAATCGGAAATGTCAGCAGGTGAAAGGAAATGAATAGACTCGTGATCAGCAACTACAAACTCACAGTTTTGCTTGTTGATCAACTCGTTGACTTTGTTACGTGCAGCAGATTGCTTACGATACACATACTCAGTAACCTTATGCGTATCAAGGTCAGTAGCACGGATGACACAACATACACTACTAGGTAGCTCCCAACCGCCTACCTTCCAATGCATTACCTCTTCAAAGGTGTGACGCTCGAACAAGTCATCAGGTGCGTCCTTGTACTCTTGCCAGTTGTTGTCAAAGTAAGGTTTCTTCTTACCACTCATCACTACGCCTCACATTAAGTAGTTGATCATTGCGTTCACGGGACAACTCTAGAGCATTCCATGCGGCTTGCTCAGAGTCGG